GAACGGATCCCACGGACGAGCTGGCTCAAGTGCTTTCCGACTCCGCCACCCTGCTCAAGCAGCAGGATGCCGAGCTGTCCGCTCTGCGTGCTGCGCCGGTGGCCGAGCTTGACGACCGGCAGCGCGAGGCGGTCCACCAGGCCGTAGCCGAGGCGCTGGGCAGCGGAGCCTACGACTGCACGCGCGTATGGAGCGCCTGGAGCTGCGGGACCATGGGCTCAGACGATTTTGTGCCGGTGGCCGAAGACAGCGACCGCGTGGCTGAGATTGCCGATGCGGCCATTGAAGCGATCCGCGCCATTCCCGCGCCCGCCCCGGAGCCAGTGACTGAATGCCCAAATTGCGGCTATGAACGGGGGATTGCGCCAGCGCCCCAGGCTGGGGAGGTGGAGGCGTGATGTTAGTTCAAATTCCAACACTGGCAGACGCTTATTTGTCGATCGCAAAATGGGCCTATCGCCGTTATGCGAGGGGGATGGAGGCCAGCAGTAGAAAGCCGGTCGGCGTGCCAGGCAACCGGGACCCAGACAGCCCCTGCCCCGCATTTGAGCCCCGACCAATCAAACCAGGAGATTGGGCCGATTGTGAATCAGACGGGCATTATCTATGTGCTGAATGCTGCCACAAAATATGAGCCCCGACACCCTGGCAATCCTAACCGCGTTCAAGGACAGCCCAACCCTGAACGATGCCGTTGCCCAGGCCTTCAGGGCCCTGGCGCTACTCAAGTCACCCGAACCCCTCGCGCCGGATCGGCTCTTCCGCATCGCTGACGAGCTGGACCCATGACTGCATCTACCACTGATTACCCACTGACGACCACACTTAATCGCATTTACTCACACACCTGCTTACGACACAATTCCAAAGGGTTTTGGCAACGAACATTGAAAGTACTAGGTAAAACTCAGGCCGATGACGATTTGATTACGTTTTTGGAAATAGCAGACAAGGTAGAATCTTGCGGTTTACAGTTTTTTTCTTTTGACTTGCTTTTGTGCTTGAAGTCAGCACCAGAATACAGTAATCACTGGCGCCGATTTGCTGTTTGGTGCGCAAGACGGAAAATTCAACCAACTGATGCTCGTAGTTTACAAATTTTGAATGTTGCCGAGCAATATGCGGACGGTACGGCGTCACTTGAGGATCTAGCAACGGCTTGGGAAAGTGCTGAAAACGCTATTGATGAACTTGCAGATTGCTACACAAGGGCGGAAATGGCTAGAACGGAAGCTGTTTGGGCAACTACCAGGCCAGCAGCTTGGAAAGCTGCCGCCATGGCGTTCAAGGCAGCAGCTAGCGCAGAAGCAGCTCAAGAGGGTGCTGTGGCATTAACAACAGCATGGACTTCTGCATACGCTGCCGCTCAATGCCGGCTTATTGCTGCTTTTAGGCAATTGGTCACAGATGGAACACTTCCGCCTCATATTATTACTATTGCTGACACGTCGGAAGCGTAGCGGGGAGGAGATTTTTAGCGGTTTACATTGCCACTCTGGAAACCTGGAGCACAGGCGCAACGCTCCCGGATGATCACCCCAGTAGTTCCAGTTCAGGAAACCATTCAAATCGGCGGGCAACTGGTCTGGCGCATCTGCGCTGGTGTCTACTGCGTTGAGGCGTACTCTGGCGCCGACGCCTGGCACAAGATGCGGCGCCTATGCCGAAAGCACGGGATTACCCTGGCGACCACTGGTGTTACCGAACCAGCCGTAGGACCCCCTCTGCTGCCCGACCCGGGGGTATAGGCGGCCAAACAGGTGCCTTTACAGCGGTTAACGAGACACAACACGCCAGCCCCGGATTCGCAACAGCGCCATCGCAATGCCAGCCCGCCACGGCGGCACGTCAACAAATCGCGCTCGTGTCGGGGGATCCTGTGGATCTTCGCAGATTAGGCGGATCAACCCGCACGTCATCATTACCTGGCACCTGAGTCAGCTTTCCCGGTAAACTGAATCAGACGCCAGACGGCAGTAGTGCCTACCGCCGCTTTCTCCTGGGATGTTCAGCGGGTGTTTGCCGTGCCATGGAGGTCTGATGTTGGCATCAGGGGCAGAGCCTTTGACCTCCTGCCCGGTGGCACGATGCTCAACGCCCCGTGCATCCATCGAGGGGTTGTTGGGGTGACGGTAAAGATGCTCAGCGCTACAAAGGCCGAGATCGTCAATTCTGAGCCGGTGATTATGACCAGAGAAAACACGTCACCCGAAGACCTTGTGCCATGGCAGGAAGAGTTGCTGCAGTCCTTCCAGCTTCAGCCCGCCTAGGATCATCTTTACGGGCTGGGAGTGCGGTCCTGTTGAGGTTCGGTGGACTCATCGTGTCGACGCCGGCCGCGTAGCAGGTTGCCAACCACAGGAATGGCCCCCTGGATAGGGCTCGGTACCAGCACGCCTAGGGCCCAGTTCCAGCGGCTCTCGCAGGCCTGGAACGGGCTCGGAACCCTGGCCTCACAGACGCCGATGTAGCCGACAATCAGCAGGGCAGTAAACCAGTTCATCCCCGTTCCCTTGGCATGGCCATGGCTGGCAGGTTGGTGGTTTTTGGTTGAGACCTAAATAGGCTCCACCATGCAGGACCGTTGGCAACAATCAAGACCAGAGCAGCCCCCAAAATAGTTGTAAAAAATGAGTTAATCCCTAAGGTTGTCTTTGTGCTTTGGACTGTTTCGACTACTGTGTCGTAATTTGTTAATTTTTGTTCAATAGCTTGAATCTTGAGCTGGTGTTCATGCAATTGATCTCGGTATTGCTCTCTTGCTTCTCGATGAGACTCCTCTATTTTTTCAACAAGACCTTCCATTTTCTCTTGCCCCTTCATCAAAGACTCAAGAGTTTGCTGTATTAACGGAACATTTCCCAACTTGTCCTCTACGCTGGCTAGGCGACCGCAAGCCGTTGCCATCATTCCGAGGACAGCAGCTACCTCGCTCTGCCCCCCTGTCTGGATTGCTGATTGATCGCTCACGGCTTCAGCCTCACTGCCATCCAACCTCTTACCGTGGGATTCTTGGTCAGTACCCACCACGCCGGCAGGAACAAGACCAGGTGCAACGCCGTCATCGGCACCGCCATGTCGATAAAATCTTTCAGATCCATGCTCAACAGCCTGTTGAAGCTGTGTCGATTTGTTTCAGCTTTCCAGATCATACAAGTGCTCATCTATCTAATGTCTTCCGAAACTTTTACAGAAATAAATCCGTCATTGGGGAATGTTTCATTCCTGCCATCGGCATAGGTCACTTGGAACTCAGCCTCAAAAATGCCAGCATTGGCCGTGTTGCCTGCCTGCCATTGATATTCCACCGTTGGCGTGCCAGTTGCGATCACTACTACCGCCGCAGCATCAATCACAGTAGCCCCGCCACGCGATCGTCGCGCCCGCATCTGGAAGCGCACCGTCGCCCCCGTCAGCACCACCGTCGTAGGGCTCAGCGCGTACCGTATGGCTGGCGACGTATTGTCACGCTTGATGTAAAACGTTTCCATCAAAACCTCATCTTACGAGCCGTCCACCACGGCGTGATACAGCTAGTTTTCCGCCATTGGCTGGATCACCAGGGAATGCAAAGCGGCTGGCAAATTGGACCGGCCCGATTGCCGTTGCCGCGCCGGTGATCACAAGGACACCATTCGCCAAGCCGATAACGCGGACTGCGCCAGCCGCTGACCCGCCAAGGGGCAAGTCTCCCGCCGACACCCCGGATATGATTGTCGTGACTACTACTCCAGTAGCAGCACCAGTGAGCGGTAACGTGCCGCTAGCAATCGCGCTGAGCAAAGCCGCTGCTACGCCAGTCCCGCCAAGTGGCAAGATGCCAGCGGCAGAGCCGGATACGTTGACAGAAGCGGTCGCCTCACCAGCGAGCGGCAGCGTCCCGTTGGCGGCGCCATCGACGTTGACCTTGCCCGTACCGGTACCGGCAAGCGGCAGTGTCCCTGCTGCCGTGGCAGTGATCGGAACGGTGCCGACGACGCCCGCAGCGGTGCCAGACAGGGGCAGCGTGCCACTACCCACCGCAGATACGGTGACGGCACCAGTGGCGCCCCCCTCAAGGGGCAAGATGCCAGCAGCAGAGCCGGATACGGCTACCGCACCCGTTGCCGAGCCTCCAAGGGGCAGGGTGCCGGACGCGGTAGCACTGGCCGGCGCATTTCCAGTGACGGCTGTGGCCGTACCGGACAAGGGCAAGGTGCCCGCAGCTGTGCCGGTTATTGGTGCGGTTGCCGTTGCCGTTGCCGTTCCCGTGAGCGGCAATGTGCCGCTGGCGATACCGGAATTCGCAACGGTGCCTGTGGCCGCACCTGTGAAATCCAGAACGCCACTGGCGGAACCAGAGATCCTGCCAGTGCCAGTCGCAGACCCGGTGAAGTCGATCGTGCCGCTGGCGGTGCCGGTGATACCACCAACACCGCCCGACGGCGCAGGAATCAAATCATCCGCAAACCAGCCTTCCGGCAGCGCCTTACTGTCAAACCATGCCCTTGGCTCGAGCGTTGCGTTAAATGCGCCTTTCCGGGACATGGGTCACTCCTCCGGCGGAGGATCGGGCAAAGGCTCGTTTTGCGGTTCTGGCGGGGGCGGTGGTTGCCAGTCACCATCGACATGAAACCAGCCCGGCCCGACATATTCAGGACACTCGATTTCATCAATGCCGGTCGGCAGGTGGTTCCAAGGCGTTTCGCCGTCCCACCGGCATGTATTCCACACCCAACCATCTGCAGCGCGTACTAATGCAAACTTCTTCACGTTCACCATGTCGCAATCCACCCGAAACCATTGCCGCCATTACCACCATTACCACCGACGCCGGGGTTCATGCCAACCCCACCACCACCACCGCCGCCGCCGCCCTTGCCACCATTGCCGCCATTGGCACCCGCCGTCGATGCCGTGACAGTTGTGCCGCCACCGCCCCCACCTGTGCCGCCTACGATGCCGGTAGTGTCAATGCCGTTTGCGCCGGCCGTGGGCGATGCGCCGCTCGTGCCCGCCGCACCACCAAGCCCGCCCGCCGTAACGCCAACGCTATTGCCGGTGCCGCCGCCCGCTGTTGCGTTTACGATGTCCGGGACGCTGCTGTGACAACCACCAGAGCCGCCACCTGCGCCGCCAAACCGGGCATTGCCGCCCTGCGTCGTCAGCGGCACGGGAGTAGTGGCGTTCGACCCGCCCCCGCCCCCGCCGCCTTCCCACGAAGGGCCGAGAGTCGATGATGTGCTGCCTGAGTTTGGCTGTCCCGATGCCGCTGGGCCGGCTGCACCCCCAGATGAACCATGAATGCCCCCCCCGTTGCCGCCCGTTAGGTTCACGGCACTGGTCGTTCCGCTCGCGCCACTAGAACCGCCGAAGGCAGTCAGAAGAATCATTGCGGGCGATCTGACAAAAGACGACCCGCCTGCGTTTGCACTGCCGCCTGCCGCCCCCGCAGCGCCGCCCACACCACCAGCACCGCCAGCACCGATGGCTACGCGCAGTTGGTCCGGTAATTCATCGGTCGGGAATATTTGACTGATGCACAATCCGCCGCCACCACCTGACCCGCCCTTTGCGACAACGGCTGTAGCCAGCGAGGCACCGCCTCCACCTCCCCCACCCCCGCCCCAAAGCCGGATCAAGGTCAGACCCGTGCGGGGACCGGTGGGTTTGCTCCAAGTCCCACCGGGCGCGTCAAAAGTCTGGATGTCTGCCGAAGGAAATGGCACGGATACTCGCCACCCGCCCTTCTCGGCAAACGTCAGCCCCGTCTGTGCAGGCACAGACCCGGCCCACAGATCAACCGCAGTCGTGCCGTCAGTGTGACGAATAACGATGTCTTGCGCCGCTGTGGCGTGGTCGTTGAACAGGCTCAGAAACTTGATCTTGCGCGTGGTTGATACACCCGGTGAAGCGACAATATCGGTCGTGGTGGCCGCCGATATGCTGGTATCGGTGCGCCCCGGCGCAACAGTCGTGCCGGACAGGTCCGTAAAGGTCGCGTGAACATAGACCGCGTTTGCGCTGGATGTGACGACTTGCAGTTTATCGGAGGTTGATGCCAGGTAGATCATGTCATCACCACGAAATCACAACGCAGTAGCCATCACCACCGACGCCGCCCGCGCCGCCAAGGCCCGGATTGCTGCCACGGCCACCACCACCACCACCACCACCACCAAGGCCGCCCGCGCCGCCTGCCGCGCCGTCCGTGGATGCCTGCACAGTAGAACCGCCACCACCACCTCCGGCACCGCCGACAAGCCCGTTGCTTGGCGCACCTGCATCACCGGGCGTAGGTGCTGGACCAGAAAGGCCAGCCGCAGCGCCGGTTCCAACAGCCGATGCAGGCCCGCCGCCCGCAGTTGGGTTGGTCACTGCCGGAACGGCGCTCGTGCAGCCCCCACTCCCGCCACCGCCGCCACCATATAGCGAGCCGCCGCCAACGTTTGATCCCGGAGTAGCCGCATTGGTAGACCCGCCCCCGCCCCCGCCGCCGTAGTGGCCGAAATAGTTGCTACCTGAGCCAGCAACCCCATTGATGCCCTGAATATCAAAGCCCGGCCCCGTCACTGCTGGCTGACCGCCTGAACCGGCACTTACGCCGCTTGCCGACGATCCTGCGGAGTGACCGCCCCCGCCACCGCCGCCGCCAGTCGCAACCGCAGAGTTTTGTCCACCCCTTCCACCGCCTCCACCATAGCCGGTCAACAGCGCGCCAAATGTCGTATTGCCACCTACTCCGCCGTCACCACCTGAGCCACCCGCCGCTGCACCCGTCCCGGCGGCACCGCCCGCGCCAATGGTGACGCTCTCGCTATTGGCAAGCTCGCTTGCGCGGAAAATCCGTTCGACAAAACACCCGCCGCCGCCGCCGCCGCCGCCTTTGGTGGTTGTGGCAGTTGCAAGCGAAGACCCGCCGCCTCCGCCGCCACCCGCGCCCCAGACGCGAACAAGCGCGACTGACGGGTTAAAGCTGGTCGGCTTGTTCCACGTCCCGCTTGTGGAAAAGACCTGGATATTCGTGGGTCGCGAATTGCCCGTGACCGTCCATCCTTCGCCTTCGACATAGACGATCCCGGACTGCGCGGGCAGCGAGAGCGAATACAGGTCAACCGTGGTTGTGCCATCGGTGTGCTGGATAACGATGTTGTTTGCATCCGTCGCGCCATCGTTCCAGATGTTCACGAACTGCACGGCCCGCGAAGTCGAAGCGCCGGGGCTTGCCACTATGTCAGTCGTCGTCGCGGTAGAGATAGCGGTATTGAACCGACCCACCGTCACCGTCCCGCTTGCTAGATCAGCAAAAGCCGCATGGACACGAATATCTCCCGCCTGCCCGGTGACAACCCGGAGTTTGTCGGATGTGGAATTAAGTAGGATCATAGGCGTGCCTCTTTATCGTGAAAGCTATTGCTATTAGGCACCGCCAGCGGTCAAGGTGAATGCCGTGATGGTCACTTGTTGATTTACAGCAATCGATGTGTTGTCGATTGTCATATCACCGCCGCCACCAGTAGCAGTCACTGTCCCTTGGATATGACAGGTGGCGCCTTGATCAATACTGAAGTGCGCCGCTGTTCCCGTGGCATCTGCGGTCAAGTCCTGCCAGGTACCTGATATAGCCTTTGATCCGTTTGACGCAGCTGTCAGCCAGTCGGACGGGAGGACCAGTGTTGCTAGTACCGTGCCTGCTCGAGTAGCCGCACAGTTGGCCGGGACAGATCCCGTGCGAATCGTCAGGGTCGGGGCCGTACCCGCTGCTGTTTCGATTGCGTCTAACGCAGCATTACGCGCCGCTGTCGAAAATTGAAAGGCCATGGGGGTTTCCTTTGTTCAGCGGCAAAGATCGCTGCCCTAGCTTTCCACCCACGCCTCATCTGCCACGGTGGCCGGATCGTCGGCAGCAAACCGCCCGCCGGTCACCCGTGCTCGCTTGCGCTTGGTGGAGCCGGTCAGTCCCGACTGCGATGCCGTCAAGCGCTCCGCAGCGGGTTCCTGGGCCTCGGGGTCGGCTGCTGGTTGTTGTTGTTGTTGTGACTTTGCGTCGTGGCCGTAGCCAATGGGGAAATTCATGAGGATAGATAGCAGAAAGGGCCCCACAGGGCCCCAGGAGTCATTGACCGCTTAGCGGGTCATTCAGCGGGAACAAGGGCCACGGTGTTGGTGCCAACCGGCACAGCAGCGCCGTTGGTAACAGTTCCGGTCGCCGATGCGCTGGTGATGTTGGACTGAACGCTGGCGTAGCTGAAGGTTGTGGAAGTCACCGCCGTAATGGTAAAGGTGCCATTCACCAGCGGGTTGGAGCAACCCACGGTGACAACCTCGCCGACCAGCATGGTATGAGCAGCCGATAGGGTGATGGTCGCGACGTTGGTGGTGAGCGCCACGTTGCTGATCGCCAGGTTGCCGGTGCCGGGGCGCACCCGGACCGCAGCCACCCGAACGTCACCAGTCACCGAACCGGCGACCTTGACGGCACTACGGATTTGTTTGCCGCCGACAACTACCTCGTTGATCACGCCAGCGGTGGCGGTGACCACACCGATGTTGGCGTAGGCGGAGGCAGCGCTTAGGACAGCGCCTTCGGCAACGTGAGCGGCCTGCAGGATGTAGCCGCCAGCGGAGTTATTGGAGCCACCGGAGGCGATAAGCTTCCAGGTATTCTGGGCTGCCAGATTGGTAGTGAGCAGCCGAGCGGCCCCGGTGCGGGTTTCGGCGGGACGGCCACGGGCGCCGGCTAGGACGCTGCCGACCAGTACGGTCGTTGCATCCAGTAGATAGCCCCTTCGGGGGGCCAGTCCTGTTGCGCGTGCCATGAATCAATTAGTCAGGGGATGGATGAATAAATAGGGCAATGATCAGGCGGTCATTGCGGCATTGGTGATGCCGTAAACGCGGGCAGCGCTGCGACCATTCATAATCGCAAGGCCTACAGACCATTCGATCCGGGTGCGATCCACTGGGGCATCGGATACTTCTCCGAATGCCTTTACGTCAACCCCATACCCACCAGCCGAATCGGGACCTTGGATGCCGGTGACCTGCTGATCGCCGTAGGCGACGCAGTAAACACTGGTGGTGCTGCCATCCTCGGTAAAACCTTGGATGGTCACGTTTTGGGCGTTGGTGTCAGTGACGACAATCCGAGTGTCGCCATAAGTGGTGACGAGCTTGCCAAACTCGTCTCGCGTGGTAGTCAGGAATCCACCGATAGTGGAATTACGACTAGCAGCGGTGAGGCGCCTCCGCATCGACTTGCCCATGTGGACAACCTTGTTATCGCCATCCACGGCGTCAATCAGCTCATCCAGCAAGCCAAGCGAAAATGCACCGCTGGCATTAAAGGCTTGAGAGCTGTCGGTGCCAATTCGCTTCCTGAGGCCATCAAAGCTGCGAGGATCAACCGACTCATCGCCGTTGAACATGTAATCCTCAAGCGTTAGCCGCATGGATCGCAGCTTCGCCTCGATTTGCTGAGCCCTTACCTGAGGGCCATTGTTTTTGATGAGATGCATGTCCACATCAATGTCGCCGCCAAACGGCTTGAGGCGTTCGTACTCAGGATTGAGCACGCCATAGGTAGACTCGTAGGTTTCATTGATACCACGAAACCCAACACCGGGCAGCTCGGCTTCGGTGAGGTAGTCAATACCACCTTGCACATTGACAAAAGGTACGAGGCGGATTACCTCGCTTTCGGCAAGAGCGCGAATAACGGCCACCCGTTGCTGATTGGTATCAACTTTGGCGGCCTCCAGAAGTGTTAGTCCCATTGGGGGGAGGTTCGGGTGAAGGTCAAAGGGGTGGCATCACGCCGGGAAGACATTGCAGGGCGTCACGCCGAGCTGTTTGGATTGGGACCACATCAGGCATCACGCCATCAGTCAATCCCTGTTGCTTGATGTTTCCCAGGCCCCTAAGCCGTCAGCGGGGATTAACTAAAAAGCCTCCGCAATCGCCGCGCTTACAGGCATGGACATCAGGTCTTTGCCACTGACAACACGGCCATCACGCCCGGTACGTGCCCCGCCACCGCTGCCCATGGCGGGCTCGAAGTTGCGCCCCCAGACGGGATCGGATTGCAGCCGACCCAGCCATTTGACGGGCTCAAATCGCCTGCCGGTATCCGGATCAATTTCGGGGCTGCCGTTGGCGTCAACCACCACCAAAGAGCCATTTTCCAGCTTGAAGTGATCCCCGAAGCGGCCCCAGACCGAATCAAAGGGGGTGCTGCGGTCGATCTCGGAAACCACGGTGGAACCCTTGGCGCCGATGAAGGCTTTCTCGGCTTGCTGTCGCACAAGCTCCCGTTGGCGGGCCGTGCGTTCAGTGTCAAGTTCACTGCGCAGACCCACTAGCTGGGAGCTGTACTTCTCCTCAATCTGCTGTTCCTTGATCTGGGCTTGCTGCTCGATCAGCTCCCGCCGCGCCTGTTCCTCCTTGGCCCTGGCCTCAGCCGCCCGCACCGCCTCGGGGTTGGTGGTGGACAGCTCCCGCAGTTGGGCTTCTAGGGCACCCACGCGGCGCTCCTTTTCTCGGTTGGCCTCCCGTTCACGCTGCAGGGCATGTTTGACGCGGGAGAGGTCATCCCCTTCGCCATCCCCTTCGCCACCGCCAGGGGCGGGATCGGCAGTCCCTGCGGCGCCACCAGCACCACCCGCACCGCCACCAGCGCCACCTTCGCTGCCAGCTTCAGGGCCCTGGAGGGTGAACTGATCAATCCATCGTTTCTTCATGTGATCGGGGCATCACGCCCGCGAGCAACTACGTCTGCAGCTTTCCGTCTTAGCGATTGCGCGATGGCTTAGGCCGCTGGCGTCGCTCCTGCTCCCGTTCGTCGGCGGCCATGCGGTTAGCAAGCTGCCGGGCCTGGACGGTTTCGACCAGGGTGTGGATGGAGTCGGGTTGGGATGCAGGGTTAGCCATCAACGTAAAAATCAAGATATGACCTTCTACTTTCACCAACGAGCACTTCCGGCTCTTGAATCAGAAAACCGTTACCAAAAAAATAACGTGCTGACAGAGGATTTGCTGTAAATTTTAGCGCATTTACGCCACCGGTTTCAATATCCTGTACGTCACCGTAAATAATGCCTGACGGGAACTGCTGATAATTGAAACTAGGGATTGTTTCTGCAACAAAAAAATCCAGCTGATCCCTAAGTGTGATAATTAAATTAGCATCATTCCCGCTCGGGCCATTGCGCTTGGGTTCGTTTGTATTCATTTCAACCGTGGTCCAATTTAGCAAAGGATAATCAGGCAAGCCAGACGCCGCCCTTGATGCCAAAAAAAACAAGTTGATTGCTTCGCTAATTATTTGATAATCTTTTTCGCCTGCAGACCAAGCAAATATGTAATTTCCTGGTGTAAGAAATTCAAAAGATGGGGTTGTTACGGGTTCCCCGTTAAATACAAGAGAGATTTTGGTATATACAAATTCCAAAGGTATTACTACAGCAAAAAAAGGAACCCTGTCTCCACCAATAAAACTAGGCTGCTCCCACCGTTGCTTCGCCAATATCCCATTATCCACCTGCATCACCCGCCGCAATTCCCCCGGCTTCTCCGGTTGCCGCCTCTGTTTCTTCGCCCGGTTCTTCAGGA